ATCAGCGATTGTTGTAAATTTGAACAAGTTATAAACTTTATTACCTCTTAATTCAGATACTAACCAAGGAGATGTTGGTGATTGATATTTTTCTAAATACCAAGCAATTGATGTTGAATCAACACCTTGTTTAGCGTCAGGTAAAGCGGTTAATTGACTGTTAATACCTCTAATATAACCTTTTCTATAAGCATAAGTTAATAATGTTTGGAAATCTTCTTCAACAAATACCGGAACGGTAGTTCTAGGTTTTGAGAAGTTAGACATTCCAAAAACTTTACTAATAAATTTAGGGTCAGAATTACTGAAAGATGTTTCAAAGAAGAAAATCTCACCGTCTTTGTTTGTTAAATTAATACCGAAAGTATTATATGGGTTTTTAGTTGCTCCTGAATATGTAGCACCTGTAACATTCAATGAAACATCACTTAAATTAGCAACTTCATATACCGGCCCATTATCAGAAGAATATGTTGCAATACCTCTTGAACGTAATGTAGCCAATACTAAATTATCGTAATCTGAATAAGATGTTCCCTCAAAAGTATATACATAACCTGTAACAGTTCCAGAATAACAAGTTTGAATAGTTCCAGTATTATTAGTACCCGAATTACTTGGTGTTGCCGGAGCACAAGGATTTTCTAAAGTAACACATACATTCCATTCTGAAGTTACACTAGAATCTTCAGAAACTAAAACATAAGTTAAACAAGTTCCTGTGAAATTATTTGTTGTTCCTGTACTTGCTTGAGCAACACTATTAACAGTTACGTCACTTGTACAAGCACTGAATACCGGTGTTAATGCTGAGAATGAAGTACCTGAGAAACCTGAATAAGGTAATACAACATCAATTGTATTTGTATTATAATTAATACTTCCTGATGTACCACTAATACTATAACTATAGAATGATGCACAGTTACTTGATTGAGAAGTTTGAGCGAAATTAGTAATTGTAGAATAGAATGAAGTTCCACTATAAACTGAATTACCAACATTATCAAATAATGAGTAATACCAAGCATCATTTTGAGGTGCAGAATAATTAATCAAATCAGCATTTACATTATTAACTCCAAAAACGTTTGTTTGAGCAGTATATCCTGATAATGCAGTATAATCATCACCAACGATAGCTCCGAAATAATAAACAGATGTCGCAGATTTACTTGGAGTACTGATAATGTCAAAAATTTGACCTTTTAAATCAGAACTAATAACAGAAGTACTTCCGTTGAACAATTCGTAAGATGTGTTGATTTTGTTTGCGATAGCTGCTGGGAAACTTGTTGTGAAACCAATACTATCAATGTTTCCTGTACAACCTGTAAAGTTAACAGATATAGGAGTTTTAGTATAACCTGTACATATGATATCACAATCAACGGTAGTTGAACCTGAACATTCAAAGTGAATTGTTGTTGGGTCTACGTTCGCCACAGATGTTATTGTCCAAGATGGACCCGCATCATACCCTGATAAACCTAATACTCTAGTTACGAATAACTGATTTGATTGTTGCAAATAAGATTTTGCAATATAACTCGCCTCGTATTTAGGGATTTGGGTATTTATAAATTTCTCTGGAGATGTTCCCCCAAAAAATGTTGAAAATTCATCAAAGTTTCGTATAAAGATTGGTTCAAATGCTGGACCCTTAAGAGTTTCCCCCACGATACCTAGCGTAGTTACACCCACACTCTGAGCCACGAAACTTAAATCAACTTCAGATGTGTATACTCCAGGAGATACAAATACTTTACTGTTTGTTGCCATTAGTTTTTTAGTTAAATAATTTATTGTTTATATATAAATATTACAAAAAAAACCAAAACACTTTACTAACTATAAAGAATTTATAATTTAGGATATTTTTTTCTACCTTTTTTCTACTTATCGGTTAACAATTCCAATAAACGACGTATTTACGCAAATGAAGTATTTATATACTATGGAAGAGAACAATAAAAAAATAAAAAACTTAAAGATATCGGAAGATGCTCACAATATATTAAAACTATATTGCGAAAAGAGAGGTATTAAAATTTATAAGTTTTTAGAAAATTTAATTATTGAGACTTGTAAAGATAAAAAAGATATCTACGGTGAGAATTAAATTAACTCATTATTTAATTTAATTGACGCTGTTGTAAGATTATCTTGTTTTGTAATATCAATTCTTAAAACATCATTTGTATTAATTAATATTTCTGATAAATCCGACCCGTAAAAATCACCGTTAATATAAACATCAAAAGTGTCAACATTTGATGTATCACCTAAATTTATATTTACAGTGTAATCAAATACTTGGGTAACGGATAAAACGTCTATTGGGTATTCTAAAGTTAATGATACTCCTGAAGGATTAGTATCTGTCTTAACTCTCCTTTTTCTTGGTTCTTTCTCAAATTCAACAACCTGTAACACTCTGGTTATTGCCGGTGATACCTCAAATTCATTCTCGTCAATAAGAAATCCTAATACCGTAAATTCATAACTTTGAATATAATATTTTCTCTTCTCAATCTCCATAACTGATTCATCGGAAATATTACCCATAATAACCGGAATATAATGTCCCTTGATTACAGTATAAGCCTGTCTTGAAGCAAACATTTCTAAAATGTTTTTGTTAAACTCATTTAACTCCCTCATTCTATTACATACAATCTTTACCGTATATGAAATATCAACAGGAACTGGTTGTGGAATTTTATAAATATCCATACCTTGTCGTTGACCATCCCAAGTCGGTACTTGAGCATAGAAATATTGTTTTCTATTTGGTATATTGTAAATTATAGCCGGATTAGTACCATACTTAACCTCAGGTATTCTAACCACAGTTATAAATGGGGGTTCAGCGTTTTTATCTATATTTTGGAAATTCCAAGTCTCCGTAAATTGAGACCAGTTTTGAGTAGTCATTAAAATGTCAATCATAGGAATGGTTTTCCCATCTACGACTGTTTTCAAATCATTTTTTACAAATGATAAAAAACCCCCATCTAAATCGGCATGTAGTATTGATTTAGGTAAATAAGTTCCGTGTTCATTTATCTTATCAACTAATTCTTGTCGTCTAGGATATAGAGTTTTAGTATAAGTTAAAGGAATATGTTTTTTATTTTTTTTAGGTAATGGCATTTTATCGTTTTGTTATAAATATTTTGTTTCTTGAATTTATCATCTCAACCTCACCGGAATTGTATATTGGTTCTTTAGTATCTTTCATTACATAAGAATTATACTTGTAAGGGTCGTAGGTAACAATGTCGTCATTTATGTCATTTGGTAAACTCTCACAAGGGTATTTACAATACTCCTTTAGTGTTCCGATTACAAATGCGTGAACATTTTTTCTTTTCTCTTTTAATACTCTTTCTCTACCTCCCGGTCTAACTCTAAATTCAACATCCTTTAATTTAATATAATCGGCGTGTGTAATTAGTATATTTTTATAAGTAACTGAAAATGTGTGTTTATTTAAGTTATAATAAACCATTACTTTTTTGTCTATATGGTTATCCTCATTATTCATAACCAACCACAGTTATAACAAATAACCCTTGTTTTGTTTATATTCTCAAGTAATCTTTTTTGTATTTCAGTTATTATGATTTTCATATTTTTACACATCTCGTGTAACGGAAGTTACCGGTAAACCAAATTTTTCCTCAAACCATTTTTTCATTGGTTCTTTCCAATATTCACTAAACATTTCAGTAAGTTCATCATAATCCATAACAACTAACTTTGGTGCTTCATCTCTTTCTGAAGGGTTATCCCAATAATCTTTATCGTAATATGCGAAAATTACATTACTACGGTCACCATCAAGCCAACCATTAAAATAAAGTCTTATATTTTCATTGATTGGGTCATCATATTCATCGTTAACATAATCATACGATTCGTCATACGCCCAGTCTATGTCATCGTTTGAATTGTAGGTATTTTCCAAATACTTTGTAATGGAATTAAATAACTTATTCTCTGTAATAATTATTTTCATATTTTTATATTTTAATTAGTAAGATGTTATACTTTTAACAGGTAAATTAAATTTATCCTCAAACCACTTTTTCATTGGTTCTTTCCAATGTTGGGCAAACATATCATTAAGGTCGTAATATTTCGTAACCATTAACATTGGAGCTTGACTTCTATTATGAGAATTAGCTGGACTATCATCAAAATAATCTTTAGCGTAATAAGCAAAAACTATATCACTATAGTCTTCACCTTCCCAATCACCTCTATAAAAAATTATAAGATTTTCATCCTCGTTACCATATTCGTCACTTAAATCTTCAGCATACGTCCAATGTAATTCGTCCTCCTCAATGAATGTTTTTTCCAAATAACCATAAATGGAGTTAAATAATTTGTTTTCTGTTATTATAATTTTCATATTTTTTTTAGATTAAGCATAATCAACGGTTTTAACAGGTAAACCAAATTTATCCTCAAACCACTTTTTCATTGGTTCTTTCCAATATTCATCAAACATATCAGTAAGTTCATCATATTCAGTAACTACTAAGACTGGAGCGTCTTGATTAATAAAAGAAATTGTAGGATTATTTGCATAATAATCTTCATTAAAATAACGAAACGCTATGTCACTATCATCTTCACCTAACCAAGTCCCAATGAAATAGATACGCATGTCTTCAGTTGTATTATCATCATCATAATTGTCATCATCATCATCATAATCATCGTCGTAGTCGTCAAACATCATTAACGAATCGTCATCGTCTTCAATATAATGTGAACCATATATCCAATTTAATTCATTATTTGGGTTGTATGTTTTTTCCAAATAACCATAAATGGAGTTAAATAATTTGTTTTCTGTTATTATAATTTTCATAATCCTCTAAATTCATTATCTGTAACTGGTGATGCCATAATTGTTTTATAAAATGGTTTATATCCAGCATAAGTATGTTTGTTATCTGATGTTATACGTCCGTCATTATTAACAACATAATATCTAATTCTATCTTCAGTCTCGTAATACCCTATATAATCACCATAATTGATGTCAATTTCTAGTTCCTCTAAATGTCTTTGATAAACAGAAACTCTTAAATTACCTGGTTCAAATTGTTCTATCTTTGAGTTGCCCAAATATTTGTTTTCAGGTGCCATTACCTGAACCAATCCCTTGAATTCAACAGGTGGTAGAAATGTTATCGCGTCAGATACTGCCTCACCATAAACATCATCTTTTTTAGTCTTTTGTCTATCAACACGATATAAAACTAAAGTAAAGTTCATATCACCATACAAGTATTCCTCACCAAATGAAAGCTCCAAATTATAGTCTTCCTCACCAAAAAATTTGCCGATTCTAGAAATAGGCATTTTATTGTTTGACATAATTAATTTTTTATTTATAAATATCCATTTATTACTTATTTTTCAATTAAAATTATAACTTTGGAAAATACAAATACTCCATTATTAGAACAACGAGCGTTGGAAATACTTGAAACCTATTCGGGAGCAAATAACCATATTCTTAAAATGAAAACCCAAAAGGAAAACAATAAAAAATTATTTCCAACTCGTTCTCAATCAGAATATATAATTAATTATCATGAAGTAACCCCTAAAGTCGCTAAAAAATGGGTTGATTTGGACCCTTACTTTGGTAAAAAATTAGCCGACGAAAAATTACTGGTTAAAATACCCGAACAAGTTTGGGTTGAGAAATTACTTGTTGAGAAAGATAAGGCTTATCATATTTGGGGTAAAATATTGTCAGGTGAAACCATTCACGATTTTTGGTTACCAAAGGGTGCGTTATTAAAAACCCATACAACCGAAGAAATTAAAATAGACTATGAAAAATATTCTCATAGACCTCCACTTGACCATCAGAAACTCGCAATTGAGAAATTATCGGGAACTAAAAGGTTTATATTAGCTGACGATATGGGTGTTGGAAAAACGACCTCAGCGGTTATCGCAGCTTTAGAGGTTAATGTAAAGAAAATATTAATTATTTGTCCAGCATCATTAAAAATAAATTGGCAACGAGAAATTGAGAATTATTCGGATAGAAGTGTATATATTTGCGAAGGTAAAAACTTTTCAACTGAACACGATTTTGTAATCATTAATTATGATATCCTTAAAAACTTTTATGATTTAAAAGATATTGAAAATTCTTTAATAACAAAAGCTAACTTTGAGTTAATCATAATAGACGAAGCACATTACATATCTAATGGTCAAGCTCAAAGAACTAAATTAGTTAATAGTTTTGTAAAACAGAGTAAATACCTTTGGTTATTAACAGGAACACCAATGACTTCTCGTCCAATGAACTATTTTAATTTACTTTCATTGATAGAAAGTCCTGTAGCTCAAAACTGGATGGCTTATGCTATTAGATATTGCCAAGGATACCAATTCAAAGCCGGAAATCGTAAAGTATGGAATGTAACCGGAGCATCAAATTTAGAAGAATTAAGAGATAGAACCTCAAGACAATTTTTAAGAAGATTAAAAACCGAAGTTTTAGATTTACCAGATAAAATCATAACACCAGTTTATTTGAGATTAAATTCAAAACAATATATGGGTTTAATGGGAGAGTATTATGATTGGTATGATAAGAAAAAAGAGGAATCAAGTTCATTAACCGTACAATTCAGTATGTTAATGAAGGTAAGACAAGTTATTGCAGAAGAAAAAATAAAACATACAATAGAATTAGCACAAAATATTATTGACCAAGATAAAAAAGTTATTATCTTTACCAACTTTACCGGAGTTTTAGAAAAAATACATGAACACTTTGGAAAACAATCCGTATATTTGGATGGAAGTTGTTCCAACCCAAAACGTCAACACGCGGTTGATGAATTTCAGAATAATGATAAGATTAAAGTTTTTGTTGGGAATTTAATTGCTGCTGGAGCTGGAATAACACTAACTGCGGGAGAAGCGGTTATAATGAATGACTTATCTTTTGTTCCAGCACATCATCAACAAGCTGAAGATAGGTCTTATAGATATGGTCAGAAAAATTCCGTATCAGTATATTATCCGATTTTTGATAACAGTATAGAAGGAATTATTTATGATATGTTATCAAATAAAAAGAATGTTATTGACACCGTAATGGGTGATAATATAGATAAAGGTGATATCATCGCAAATATGATGAACAAAATTAATTCGTTAAGATAAACTATTTATTAAAATAAAGATTATTATGAAAATTATAGAAGCAAAAGCACAAAATATTACAGAACAAATTAAATATAATTCAGCCACCGGTAATAATTCATCCGAAAAATGTAGTAGAGAATTAGATGAAAAATTTCGTTTTGTTTTCAACTCAAACCCACAAGTTAAAAAAATGTTTACGAATGAAATTGATAGAATGTTAATGGAAGTTTTTCCGGACAACTATTATGAAGCTAATCAATATGGCCCTGGACAATTATCCGGTATTTATGATTTAGAGAAAAAAGGTCGTTCCGGTCTTAATTTTATTAATACAAATTATAGTTGTTTTTGCGTTTTATTAAATGATGTTAATAAAGTGTTAAGAAGTCAGTCAATACCTGAAATACAAATATTGGGTGTGACACCAAAAGAACAAATTGAACAAACTAAAAAATTTCTTAATATTATTGACGAATACAAAACTAGAATTTTTAACCCAAATTCGTCAACCTTTAACAAAATAATTAAAATAACTAGTAGAACAACTGGAACTGGTGCTAAAACAGAAGATGACACAATAAAAGTGTTAAAACAAATTTTTGGGGCTAAAAATGTTGTAACCATTGCGGAAATAGGTAATGATAAAGACGCTCTTAAAGGTGTTGATTGTGAATTAACTATATACCCTAAGAAATATACCGCACAAATAAAACCTTTCGGTAGAAGTCAATATAATGAAGAAGATAATACCATTACTATATATAATACCGCTAATGTTAAACCTTATTACACAGATTTAATGATTTTTTCTAAATTTAGTGATGGGGGTAAAAATATATTAATATTTGATAACAAAAACACTAAAATCGTTGATGGTAACTACGTTTTTAATAAAAAGGATAGAAAATTTGACATTTCATAATATTTACTGATATGAAAGTTTTAATAAGGGAAGACCAGTATAACAGAATATATTCTGAATTCAAAGAAAAATTACATATTCTTTTTGAATCAACTCAAGGTGTTTTATTTTCAGATGAAGAATTAAAAAAAATAAAACCTAAAAATGTAATAATTACTCAAGATATTGCAGATTTATTAGTTCGTCATAATAAAATAAAACCTACTAAACCTACTAAACAAACTTTACCTCTTGATGTAGAAACTAACTATATTGATTTTTTATGTAATGAAAATCCTGACACAAATCTTCCTTATTGTAAATTAGCTGAAGAAAGTAAAAATTTTCAACCTGAAGAAATAACATCACTAAACAAAAGTATTGATTCTTTATTTAAGGTTTTTAAATCCAAACCAAGTGGTCCTATACCTAGAATAATTAAATTAGCGTTACTTGAAAATACCTCAATTGTACAATTTCTTAAAAAGATTTCAGAATTTATCAATAATGAAATACACAATGGAAATACAAAAAAAACAAGACTAGAAAAATTATCAAATAAATACTCAAACATAACCATAGAAGATTTAGATAACATTTTAAATTCAGTCTCTAATAACTATGAAGATAGTTTTGTCGGTAAAGGTAAAGTTTT